GTTTTAATTCTTCTGGGTCTATTAAAATATCGTATACTTCGTTTTGTATAACTTTAGGGTCTATAAGTCCTGCATATTGTTTTTGTAAAATTGCAATAGCTTGTTCTCTATTAATCATACCTTTTCCACTTTCATCATTTATATCTTCAGTAATAGCTACTGTTCTACCAGATATTTTACCAGTATTTAATTGGTCTCTTAAAGCAGCCAAAGCCTGTTGTTGAGGAGTAGGTTGTGCTTGAGCAGCCGCAGCCGCAGCAGCTCTAGACCTACTAGCTTCAGCTTGTTGGAAAGCAAATTGTCTTTCTCTAAAGGCGGCATCTTGAGCAGCTTGTTGTTTGCTAAATTCAAATTGTTCTTGTTGTAATCGCATAGACTGTTCAGCTTGTCGCATTTGTAATTGCCTAGCTTCTTCAGCTTTTCTTTCATTTTCTCTAAGAGAAGTTTCAGCTCTATCTAAGTATCCTGAAGTAAGTCCACTATTTCTTTCTAATCTTCTTTTTTCATCAGCAGATAACCCTTCAAAAGCAGCAGACCCCATCATATTAAAGGCATCCATAACATTTTGTCTAGCAGCAACTCTTTTAGCTTCTTGTTCTTGTCTAATTTGTTGCATTCCATTAAGTAAGTAAGAGATACTATCTTTAACTTCTTGACCTCTAGCAGACATAGTCCATTTAACCATACCAATTTGTTGAGATATAGTATTCATATCACCAACTTGAATAGCTCTTAATTGTTGAGGAGTAAGACTAGCCTGATTTTCAGGAGTTAATGTACCTCTAGATAAAGCAGTAGTAAGAGTATTAACTTGTTCTAATAGTTTATTATTAGTATTAGCTTTTTCTTGTATTTGTTGCACAATTTGCATATCTAACATAGCAGGAGTTTGCAAGTCAGGATTAGAAGGTATATATGGTGCAGGTTGAGAAGGCTGTTGCTGAGGAATATTAACAGGAGCAGGCTGATTAGATTGAGCAGCCATATTAATAGGTTGTACTATTTGACCTGATTGAGTTCGTGGTAATGAAAAATCTTCAGCCATATTAAGTAGATTGTTGAGGATTAGTTAATAGATTTCTTTCAGCCTTTAATCTTTCGTATTCAGCAGTAATTTCAGCTTGTTTCTGTTGACCTAAAGCAGATTGTTCAGAGGTAATAGCAGTACCATAGCCTGTATAGCCTAAATTACCTGGCTGTTGCATTTGTTGAGCAACTTGAGGGTTAATACCTACTCCTAGATTTGTAGGCTGTCTTAGCCCTAATTTTAAGTCATTAACAGCTTTAGAACCTAATAGTTCTTCAGCTTGTCTTCCAACATCTTGTAATTGTCTTTTAGCTTGAGATTGAGTAGATTGGATAATATCTCCTTGTTGTTGAGCTAATTTAGCTTCATTTCTTTGTCTAATACCACTATATAGCATACCAGCTTGTTCAGTTTGAGCAGCTAAGTCTTCAACTTGTTTAGTAAACTGAGTAGCCATTTGTCTGTTAGTAAACTCATAATCTTCTTGAGCAACAGCAATATTGTTTAATATGTCTTCAACTTTACGAGATTGGATACCTTCATAGAATTGTTTTATTTTAGGATTATTTTGAGCTTGTTCGTATAATTGTTTAAAAGTATCTGCATTAAAAGTAGTAGGGGCGGGGATAGACTTTTCAATATTATCTAACATTTGTTTACCAACAGTCCCATAAAACATTTTAGTATCAGGGTCTAGTCTATTTATAACATCATCAGAAAGCCCAATTTGTCTTAGTAGGGGATTAAGGGTTTCATTAGTGACAGTAGTAGCAACTTTAATAGTAGGGTCTTGAGCATATCTACCACTAGCTTTAACTTTATCTCTTAATACACCAACATTTCTACCCCAATACTGAGGAGTTTTTAAGACTTCATCAATTTCAGATTGTTCAGGAGGACCACCAAAGAATACTTGCCAAGTACGAGTAATAGTGTCTTTATTAACAGGTTGGTTAGCAAAACGAGCAGACTCAGTTAATCTTTGAGCCACAGAATTAAGAGAACTACCCCAATATTGAGGATTAGCCATAATATCTCTAATTTCAGACTCTGCTGGAGGGTCTCCAAAGACTGCTATATATGCTTGATTAATATCTTCTCTTCGTAATGCCATAATTATATTTCTTTATAAGCTATTACATTGGTAATAACATATTCATCGCCTAATATTTCGTTTATTTTTTTATCACATTCTTCAATATATGCTTGTCTTTGAGCCATAATAGTATTAACTCTATCAATAATATCAGCTAACTTAGCCTGTCTTTCTTGATTGATAATTTGTTTAGCTTTTTTTACATCAGGCATAGTAAGGTATATTTATATATACTAATATAGCATTTTGAAAAATTATCTTCTAGTATTTCTAATACTTCTAGCCATTAGCTTTCTTAATTCTCTAGGTCTATTTTGGTAATAAGTCATTTGAGATAGGGTATTTAATTGAGCAGGGGTAATAACTTTTTTACCCCATTCACCCAAAGCACCAGGAGTAAGTACACTAGCACCAGTACGCAAAGCATCGGCACAATGAGAGAATTCATCGTGAACAGGGTCTTTAAGATAGACATTCATTTTTTCATTCCATTTACGACGATACATTTTAAGTTGGTCAAGTCCTTTTTCGCAATAATCAGCGTGAAAGTAGGCAGTAGTAATAATTCTTTTAACACCTTCAATCCCATCGTGAACAGCAGGGATAGCGGACTTTTCTGACATATTAAGATGTACATTATCTTCACCAAACAAGTCTCTAAGTGTAGATAAACGAGACACACCAGTAGATAGTTCTCTAACTCTACCATCGTGAGGGATATATTGCACACCTAAGACAAAATTTCTATCTTTAGCCAGTTCATTTAAGACATCATAATAATGTTGGAAAGGTTCGTCCATATTCTCATAATAGCCAACAAACCTAACTTCACGACCGACTTGTTGATATAACCAGATAGCCATAGCATCGTCCATACCTAAGTCCCACAGCCCATTAACAGGCACAGAAGGTTCAATGGGAAAACGAATAACTCTATTATCTTGATAGGCTTTATCTATTAAATCGCCATAGATACTACCTTTAAGTTGGAAAGAAGTCCAATCACCATATCTCCATTGTTTATATAATTCAGGTTCACTTTCTTTAATAGACTCAAGATACTGCATATAATCAGGAGTATTAAGCAAGGAAGGGTTATCTTCAACAGAGGAGGGGATAAAGACTCTAGTACCACCATCAGAGGCATAATAAGTTTGAGCAGGAGGTTTACCTTCAATAAATCTTTTTTTGACCCACATATGACCGACACCATTAGGGTTAGTAGTACAGAATATTTGGGCAGCAAGACCAGGAATAGTAGACCTACAAGACCCTAATAGCCTCATATAGCGAGTTTCAGAAGGAATTTGGGTTAACTCTTCAATAAGTATTTTTTGGTATTCGTGACCTTGATATTTACTATAAGCATCTTCATCACCTAGATGACCAGTTCTAATTTTAGCACCAGAAGGGAAGACAAACTCAGCAGGTTGACCAATTCTTTTAGCACCTAGATTAGAGTACATTCTTTCAGCTCTATCTAGCCAATCGCCTAAATCTGTAGCATTTAATCTAATAACAAGACCTCTATAGGCAGGATTAGAGATATATTCAGGTTCAACCATCCAAACAATCCCAGCATCAGTTTTACCACCACCTCTAGCACCACCAAACAATATTTCCTTTTCAGACCTACTTAGAGCTTCAGTTTGAGCACCAGGATGAGGTTCCCAGATATATTTTTGTTTTTTAGCTAATCTATTAGGCATAATGTAGTGTAGTTGTTTAAATATTACCTATAATATATAACAAATAACAGGAATTGTCAAAACAAAAAACCCTTTCCACCTCGTCAGATAAAAAGAGTCTATTGCCGAACCTGTACCAATTTACCGTAATACCGTTATACTGTACACATACAACAATATTCCAATATTTTAGCCTTGAGTTCATTTAAACGAGGTACAATTTTATACAGATATTGCTACCCATATAACACCATACAAATACATTATATCATTTTGGAAAATAATATGCTATAATAAGTATACCTACCATTATCAGTAGGTATTAACAATTAACAAATTGTTTTTATATCTTAGAGAAGGCTCTGCAAAGGGTCTTTTTTAGGTTAATACACTTACCATTTCACACGATTAGCCCAATATGCTGCAGACATTTTACCTTTAGCAATATTTTTACTATGCCTAGCTTTAAAAGACTTTTTTCTTTTCTTTTCTTTATCAGATTTAGGATTTTTACCAGCACCTTTAACACCTTGCTGTCCAAATCTAATAGTTTTAATTTTATCACCGACTTTAGCAACAACAATATGGCTTTTAGTAGGGTGGGAGGGAGTTCTTTTAGGTTTATTATACCCAGAAACACCAGCTTTAGTTAGTCTACTATCTTTTTTATTCTTAGTCATAATATATAAATTAAGTATATATATATCATAACATTTTGAAATCAAAACAAAAACAAAAACCTACAACCGCTCATCAGATGTAGGTAATTGTCCACTGCCCTGCCTGCTCAGTTAGAGGAACCATACGGAGCCTTACAGTCAACAAGGTACTTATATGTATATAGATTATATCATATACTTTTTAACAATTAAAATCTTGATTAGAATAACGATAATAACAAAAATCCATATGATAACAATTTTCACATTTTAATACCTGTATTTTATCGTCTTCATAAAATAAAACAAAACTATGAGAACTAATCTGAAAACTACCTTTTGCATTTACTGCTTCTATTTCTTTGTCCTTAAATAAACATTGAATACATTGAGTAGCATTTGGATTATATCCGTGATAATGTTCACATATAGCAGGATTATTAGAAGTAAATAACTTTTTCATATACTTTCTAAATCATCTATTGTTTTACTGGTGTCAGTTTTAGCAATTTGTTCAGTTTTACTATAATCTCTAGGAGCTAGTCTTGCATATATAAACATTCTAATCATTTCATAATCTTTAGCTATCCAACTATCTTGCTCATAAATCTTAGCCATAATCTCATCTAATTTGGCTTCAAATTCTTTTTTCTTATCTACAATTTTAATATCTTCATCTCTAACTCCTTTCCAATATTCGTATAATTCTTTTGTAGTCATATTCATAATAGTTTATTCTCTTTTTGCCAAGCATTTATCCTTGCCTCAGCTATCTTTATATACTCTGCCTCCCTTTCTATCCCTATAAAGTCAAAACCTTCTAATTTAGCCCCTATTCCAGTTGTACCACTACCCATAAAAGGGTCTAATACAGTACCACCTTTAGGAGTGACTAATTTACATAAATATCTCATAAGTGATATAGGTTTGACAGTGCTATGGATGTTGCTTCCTTCTTTTACGCTTATTTTCAGTTGCGTTCCTAACACAACATTGTTTACACCAAGGGCTGATACCATCTTTTCGTTTATAGTAGTTGTCAATGTGTTGTAATTCGCTACATTTTCTACAAGGTTTCCACCATTCTCCGTCTCGTAATTCACATCCGCCGTGTAATCGTTTGTGAGTAAGTGGGTCAACCAATTCAAGATTGTTGATGTCGTTATTAAGTTTGTTGTGGTCTTTGTGATGGACTTGTTTACCTTTTGGAATTGCTCCATTGTGCAGTTCCCAAACAACATTGTGTTCCATTCTGTAGCGTTTTTGCTCTCTGTCCCAGATACGCCTATAACCTTTTGGGCTGATTTGTCCATATCCACCAGGAGCTGAACTTTTTTTACCTGCTGAGTTGTATTGATGTCTTTCCATATATTATATTCTATCATAATTGACACAATACTGTCAACCCCTTTATTCCTTTCACTTTTTGAACTTTTAGCACAATAAAAAAAGCGAGAGGCTGAGCCTGAGTCAGAATAACTATTTTCTGGATTATGAACTCCATCTATAAACATTGAATTGCCATCATTTTTTCTATTATCAGATATTTTATTTTGCCTACTAGGCTTTGTCTCAGGAAACAACCCTACCACCTCATCAGAGCCATCGTGAATTAGATTTGCTGGGAAGCGACCAGTAACAGTATTTGTACCAATTGGTTTATTTTTATCTACTCCACTAAAAACTTCTTCATCTGTCCTGCCTCGTCTTATAAATCCTGCCTGAATATTTTCTCTGTTTTCTGTTCCAACCCTACACCCATCAATATTTATACCCCCTGTACCATATTTAAGTACATTTTCAGCAACAGTCTTCTCTGAGATAGGTTTTCTAGCCACTGTGATAGGTTCTAAACTAGGCTTAAGGGCTGTCCCCCAACCTTCGTATGGTGATGAGCCTTTGGTTATTTTTAATTCTTTACCCATTGAATTAGCATTCCAACCTTTATCTGGCTTCATTGCTGTTTCAGACATACCATTGTAAGAAATTCCAACAACCTCCCTCTTATTCCCTTGCAACTTATCAATGGCTTTTCCTATGTTGAGTGACTTCGGAAATCCTGAACCATATACCCAAGCTATCATATCCCTTATCTCAAATCCTGCATCTTCAATCCTAACCGCCATCCTATGCTGTGTCCTTGTACCTGCAAAGGCTAGTAGATAACCACCAGGTTTTAATACTCTAAGACACTCCTCCCATATCTCTTGACTAGGTACATCATAATCCCATCTCTTACCCATAAAACTTAACCCATATGGCGGGTCTGTCACTATACTATCTACTGAATTATCCTCTAATCCCTTTAACTTCTCTAAACTGTCTCCCAATATTAACTTCATACCTTACCTAAGCATTACTACCCTTATCACTTAAATACACCATACAAGCCCTCATTATCACCTCAACCTCATCAGACCTAACAGGAAACGCTACACTCTCCTCATTATCCCTATCTATCACCAAATATAAATTATCACCCTTATCTGCCTCTATATAACTTACTATCTTATTTGTTTTTCCCATAGTGTAGTGTTATTTAATTACCCCCACTATATCACATTTATCAACTTTTGTCAAACGAAAATAACCCCTTACAGATATACACCCAGGATTGCCTAGTTGTAGTCTATAAGGGGACTTGACTTTTACAGGGAGCTACCCCAACCATACACTTACAGCTGATATGTATATGGATATACCTTATATATACCATACCTTATAATTTTTTACAACTTATGTTTTTTTAGAGGTACCTAGTATGTATGTAGAACCTAGTTTTTTCTAGGGTAGTTATCCTGTATGTAGAACCTACCACTACCTCTTCCGTACTCCCCCCCCTACCCCTAGCATATACCCCCCCCTATAAATTCAGGAGCAGAAACAAATCAAACCTAGTCTTTATCATTCCAAGATGACACAGCAGACAAAATCAGGAATACTAGTATTAATATAAACATAAACAGAGGGTATACTTACTATCACTCAATGCATAAAGTCGTCTTATATGGGCAATTTTAGGCCTCATATTTTATCCATTGATAAAATCTTTTATCACCCGCTCCAGTACTACATTTTTAAGCTTTTTATTTAATATAATCATCTCAATTAGGGATAAATAAAGCTCTTCAGCTTCATCTATAATATCAATATACTTTTCAGCGTCTCCTTCAATGTCAATGATTTCTAACATATTATTTTTTGCTCTCCTATATGGGTTCAATGTTTAATTATTTTGCTAGTTTATGCGACTTGTCTTTTTCTATGAATTCTCCCTCTTTTGCTGTTTGTTGCCCTATTTTGACAATTTTAGGCTTGTCTAGCTTCTTTTTCTCTGGGGCTCTTATGATTCCAACGTGTTCAATTGTTCCAGTATGGTTGATATTTTGGTTATCACTCCAGCCAAAGCGGTTTTTCATGTTCATATACCAAAGAACATTGTTAAACTCTTTATTTTTAAGGTTTATTCTGCCTTGAGTTCGCCACCACGCTTCAGATAATAATTGACCGTATTTTATGGTTTTACCAAACTCTTTTTCTTCTTCTTTCCATCTGTCCCAAAGTTTAAAAGAAACAAAGCCCAATTTATTGTATAAATAGCCTTGAATTTCAACGTCGCTTGCTCCTTCATTATATAGACTAATTATTTCTTGAAGATAATTAGAGGGCAGTATTTTTTCAGCTTCTTTTAGGGTTTTTTTAGGTCTAGCCATAAATAATAACTTATATATTAGCTATATAATAACATTTTGTAAAGTTATCCACAATTTAGGTATTGCAATATTTATCCTTTTATGTTATAATATAATCAAGATAAAGAGATGAGAGACAACGCCGAGCAGTATATATATAGAAACTAGCCGAGCAAATAACCTCTCAACTCTCTATCAGAGATTACAAACTAAATACACTACATATGTTCAATATTTTTAGATTTTCACAAGTTCGAGCATTACAGGGGGAAGGGTTTAAATTAGTTGATGCTCTTCGTATTGCATATAAAGATATTTACTATATCCAATACAGAAAGAATAACAACCTATTGACTGATATTTTAAAAGGTTTAATCCTTTTTACTCCTTTTTCTTTGGTATTCTTCGTTTAGTTTAATTATTAGATAATTAATTTATAATATATGAAATACTTCACAGAGACGGGGCGAGACGTCCCAGCAATTAAAAAAGAGTATAGGCGACTTGCTCACTTATTGCATCCAGACAAAGGGGGAGACACTGCAGAGATGCAACGACTAAATAGTGAATATCTTGAAGCTTTACGTCTTGCTGATGGTTCAAGTTATAAAGACGAAGAAAAAGTCTATACTTATACTTACAATGAATCTACAGAGATTGAGATTATAAACAAATTGCAAGAGTTATTATCAAATAATATTGATAAAATAGCTAATATTTTCTTGATTGGTTCTTGGGTATGGGTTCTTGATACAAAGAAAGAGGACAGGGAGAAACTCAAGGAGTTGAAGTTAAGATGGAGCGGACAACGTAAGGCGTGGTATTTTCATACTGGCAAATATAGAACTTTTAGCAGTAAAAGAGGGCTACAGAGTATAGCTAACAAATACGGGGCGGGTAAAGTATTCAGAGACGAATCAACGCACCTAATAGGGGCATAATTTAAGACGAGGGGGCGCGCATCTTATAACGCGCAGATATTAAATAATTACACTACATATGGCAAATTTTAATTTTGGAGACTATATCAAGGACGATTTAACGCGATTATTTTCTGATACTGGGGCATTTTATGCATTCAGTGAATCACAATACAAAGAACAGGCACAAGAAGGCGTGAGATATGTTAGGGCTCAAATGGGGCTATTTGTTCCAGTTGGTGAGAAATATAAAGAATTTTTTGATAGATTAGATAGAATATATACAGACAAGGGGGCGGAATTCTTCCAGCTTCACGGATTGGAGAAAATAGCAAAATATGAATTTTGGAATTATGAAACGG